ATGCGCGACAATGGAAGAATCATCCAAGCTAATAGCAGCCCGCGCCACCAGCAACTCTTCCGGCGGAACCGCCGCAATCTTCAAGCGGCCCTTGTCCCAGCGACGAACAACACGCACATCATACATATTTGGGCCAGGCATCCCCGTGGTCGGATCAACGTCCCCCGGATAAGCCACCGTCACCTGAACTTCGCAGTTCGGATCAGAGTTCAGAACCGCCAAACCCGTATCATCCAAACCACTCATATCCACAGTCTGGATTTCGGTCTGATTGTCCCAATAGAACTTGATAATCCCGGTCTTACAAACCAAGGCATCCTTGAAGGCGGAATAGAAAATCTCAAAGCCCGGATTATCACGGGTCAGCACATAATTGATGTAGTCCGTAGCCTGCTCCGCCATCGCCACATCTTCAGGGCCATTCGGGGCGAACTCGACAATTTTCTGACTACCGAAAAACACACGCATCAGGCTCGGCAAGATAGCTTGCACCGTGTCACGCACATCGCGGCTAACCACCTGAGAACGACCATCTTCCTCGTTCCCGAATGGCATCCCACGGTAGTACTCAGTAGCAACGGCGCGCAATGGCGAAATGGTGCTGTCGATATAATCAACCGCATCTTCGATCTCGCCAGTAACAATAGCCTGAATATCGATCTCATCAGGAAGATCGGCATCCATGCCAGCGTCAACTTCCGAGTCTTGCATCTGCTGCGTGATATCGGAAACCAAGTCAGAAATCTTCGGGTCCATGCTTAATCACCCAGCAAGCCGGTGAACCGGCGTTTCGGAATACGCTGCTCGTTAATAGCATTCAACAAGCCCAAGCCATACATATTAACGGCTTCCGGGCGCATGACATATTCACCGACATGGACCGTGGTTTTGACCGGGGCATTCTTCTTCTTGCCCTTTACCAAACCACCCTTCCGGTAGCCACCGTCGCCACCGCCGTCTCCGCCGCCGCCATCGCCGCCACCACCGTCGCCATCTCCGCTACCGTCGCCGCCGTCGCCGTCTCCGTCCCCATCCCCATCTCCGTCGCCATCCCCTTCGCCTTCACCAGCATCAGAAGCCGCCGCGTCCGCTGCTGCCGCTGCTTCCGCCGCTGCTGCTTCTGCCGCCGCTGCTTCTGCCGCCGCTTCCGCGTCTGCCGCTGCCTGGGCTTCCGCCATGGCGTCCGCTACTGATTGAGCGGCGGCTTCGTCGTCTGTGTCTTCATCAGATGGGGCAGAAGGCGCGGCTGGCGCAGCAGCCGTAACGTCAGCCATCATTGAAGCAATCGCCTCATTCAAGCCAACCTTGCCTTCAGCAACATCGCGGCCAAGCTGGTCCGCCATCGCGGCCAAATCAGCAGCCGGAACCCCCGTCAAATCAGACACCGTTGCAGCCATGGCGTTCAACGCTTCTTGCTGGGTCATGCGACCTTCAGCAACATCAGTCGCAAAACCAGCAGCCTGCTCACCCATGCCAAAGTCGCCCGTAACGCCAGTAGCGTCTTCACCATCAGCCGGATAAACATCCAACAGCGAAGTAATGTTCGGGTTCACCACATTACCCAAATCAGTCAGTGTCTTGGTGATGGCGCCCGTGTCTGTGGTGGCTGCGGTGGTGTCTGTCCCCTTAGAAGTAGTCAGATCGGTAGCACCCGTATCCAACAAAGAGGTAACATCAGAACCCGTTTTGGTAAGGTTCCCCGTATCCGCCGTAGAAGCAACATTAGTCGCCGTCTGACCCGTCGTATCCAACAAAGAGGTAACATTGGGGTTCAGCGTACTACTGATGGGCGCCAAATCTTCTCGCGTTGTCTGGCGGTCATCACTAAGGCGCTGTTGCGTGTTGTATTGTCCCTGCTGGGACTCACGCAACGCAGTGACCTGTTCTGGCGTCAAATCCAATTCGCGGGCACGATCCAACAAGAACCCGCCAAGAGAGTTCACACCCGGAACACCCGCCGCCTGATTAAGAAGAGTTCCAAGCGCAATACTGACCGCACCAACCGGACCCGTAGCCAGTGCCATAAGCGCATTCATGGTGCCGGAGTCGTTCGTTATCATTTCGAAGTCACGGACAGGATCACCAGTGCTAGTTATAGCACCTCGCCCAACCGTGGTTGGCAACCACTCCCCATCACTGTTTTCCCAAAACCTTTGGTCCTCATTTAAAACAGGAGGCGCTTCAGGGCGCGTCCGCATCGGCTGAAAGAAGCGATGCTCGCCAGGCGCATCATACGTCGCAACAGGGCGAAGAAGCGGATTGAACTGCCAGGACCAAGTATCAGACATCAGCTATCTTCCTCTTCATCGTCGCCCTGGGGCAACATCACCTTCGCCATCAAAACCGTCTCGCGCTGGCGCTTGGTCATCGGCTTGGTAATCGGCCCACCAACTAACCACGCGCTACAAGTGCGCGATGCCGCACATTTGAACTCCAACAATTCACAATAGCCCAAGTTCGCCGCCTTAGATACTTCGGGCGCATACGTCTCATCGTTGCTCTCTTCCCCCTGGATGCCCTTAACAATACAAGCCATCATTTCCGGGGTCTGGATGAACGCGGCGCAATTACCACACCGCATCGTCTTAGCCTCATCAGCAGACGTATTCCATTCCTGCGCCCGGAGTTTCCAGAAGAAGTCATCCTCGCTATTCGGGTTCGCAGGACCATAACCAAAGTCCTTAAACGCCCGATCACGGTACTCCACATTCTCTTCAAGATCATAGGTTGCCTTCGGGCACTGCATCAAACCAACTCCGTAACCGAAATAATCGGGTTACCCGCACCACCGCCCTTAATCGCCGCCAACTTCCAGCCAGGCTTTACAGCAAAAATCTCAACCCAGTTGGCGGGTAAAAGAGAGGATTGGTCCGTAGCTGTAGGGTTATCATTAATAGAAATATGCACATGGTTCCCCGTTGTCGCCACACGGATAGCCGTTGTCTGCGCCCCAAAAGCGGAGGTTTGTGTGCTGGTGCTTGGGTTATTGATCACATGGACACCATTCATCTCAAAAACCTGATGAATAACGTGCCCCGTATCGTCCTTTAGCTGGCGGCTCATTTCTTCTTCCTCGCGGCGCGCATATTGTCCACAAGATTAGGATAAGGGCGCCCCGCCGCCTTCGCCATCGCCTTGGCGGAAGCCTTCTGCTTGGGCGACATCTTTTTGTCGCCCTTCGTCGGGTCTTTGGTTTCCCAAACAGGCTTCTTCATTTCTTCTTTCCCTCGTTCCGGGCAGAAATAGCCTTGGCCTTCGCCTTGGCATCCGCCTTACTGGAAGCGCCCCACGCCTGCAATGATTTCAGCAGGCGCGTCGGTTCACCCTTCGCATCACGCTCCGGTCCCGGCATATTACCCATGCGCGCCAGGAAACTAGCCCGGCGGGGATTGTCCCCCGCCTTCACCGGCGCCTTCAAATTAGAACCCGGATTAGCCGCCTCATAAGAACGACGGCCAGCCTCATTCAAACCACCACTGGGGTTCTTTCCGGCTTCCCGCGTCCAGGCTGGGGATTTCATTGCTGCATCTCCTGGGCGTCCGCCATCGCGGCGCCAGCGCCAACAGTGCCAAGCAGGCCAAAACGCTTTAAAATAGATGAGAATGGATTATCAGATAAATCTTCAGCGAGATTTTTACTGGCCTGACGCATTGCTTCTTTTTCTCTTAAAAGAGACAATTCATCAGTGCTTCGCATAGGATTGTCAGCTAAATCAGCAGCTAATCTATCTACATCCTGTTGACGCAAATTAGGTCTGGCGCGAGCCGCATTTACTTGCGCTATCATAGCATCATCCAACGCATAAGCCTCTCTCATGCGCTGGGCATCTCGGATACCGCGCCCAACCATCCCCGCAATAGGAATGGCCCCCAGCAACCCCGCCCCCATGGCGCCAGCACCGCCAACCATGCCGCCAATATCACCACGCAGGGCCGATCTGCTGATCTGTTCCGAACCCGCTAAGGCATCCTGCAAAGCGCCACCCGGAGTTACTGCTTGAGCGACATCCGCTGTAGCCTGCAACGGATTAGACCGCACATAATCATAAGCCTGACTCAACAACCCAGGCAGGATAGAAAATAAGAACCTCTGCCGTGGATCAACCGTTTCAGACATTGCAGCCCTCAAAAATCATGTCCAAGGCCCCAATCGGCAACCGCAACACAACCGCCGCCGCATCCATGACCCCGTAGCTAAATAACACATTTTCCGGGGTAATTACCAACCCCGAATTGAACTCTATCTGCTCCGCCTCAAACAAGAAAATGGGAGATACCCTGGTCACATCCCAAGTATCCGCATCATACTCCACCAGCCGGTGCGCGTAATAAATCGGCTTCTTGCCATTTTTCTCGCCCATCCGGCGGTGCAAACAGGTAACCAAACGGCCCTTATGCGGTACAATCTGGCTGGAACCACTCCACCCCACCAAATCTGCCCGACCATCCCCGTAAAACATGGGTTCTAACACCGGGCTACCACCAAACTTGTACACAGAAACCGGGCAAAACCAATGCACTAGCTTCAAATCTTGCCCATCTACATAAATACCCCAGTTCTTTTCCTTTTTCTCGCCATTTGGCGACAAAAGCACCTGTTTCTCCGTCATAACCGGGGAAACTGGCGCCAAAACCATCGTGTTTGCATCATTTCGGCTGGAATGCCCGCTGGCCAAACCCCACCAGCCCCCTTTCCAGGCAAACAGCCGCATATCCTCCAAGCCGTCTTTGCAGACGGGGGACTGCCTGATCTCCGTATCGTCGATCTGGACCGCCGATAATTGCACCAAGCTGGCGGTATCCATCTCCACCAGCCAATTTACCGTATCCGGCGCGCTGCCCTTGATCCAAATAGAGCCACTGGGCAGAAGACGATAGTTCAACGTGCGAACCACCGCCCTGATCTTGTCCCCATCCCACGCAATCGAAGGATTACAAGCCGCCAACTTAGTCGGCAGCTTGATCTCCACACGCTCCGCGCCAGGAAACTGGCTTAAAATCATGCCACCTTCTCGAACAACATCAGCGTATTCCGGCCCCAAGGGGCTGGCTTGCGCCGCGTTGTCTCCTGAAACATCGCCGTTTCCACCACCAGATTACGGAAACCATGCTGGCCAAATTTCTCTATCCAGTATTCCGCCGTCTGCTCATTTACATGATGGTGCCCGCCCTGGCCCGGCACCGCATGACACATCAACACCCGATCCGCACACCGCATGGTAGCAAACCAGTTATCCTCATACTTGGCGTCAACGTGTTCCACGAACTCCGTCGATATACACAAGTCAAACCGCTGCCCAATGTCCAGCGGTCCCTTGGTGTAATCATGCAAGATAATCGGGCCGCACTTCGCCTTCAAAATAGCGTCGGGGTGCCCCTCTACCCCCAGCACCCGACACCCCATGTCCTGGAACCACTTCAGATTGACCGCCGTTCCACACCCGACATCAATCACAGACTCAACGCCATACTCCAGCAGCAGCCATCCCCAGATATCCGGCGTGAACGTGTGCCCGTCGCCTTCCTCATAGTAGCCGCCCAAATGCGCCATCTCGTTCATGCGTGAACCTCGCTCGACATTTTACCCTGCAACGTCAACTGACTGACCAGTTCGGGCAACACCGTCAGCACCTTCAACTTAGGCAACACCTTCTGCTCCAGCAAAATATCAACCGGTGTATTCGCTGGCTTGGTATGCTCAATCAACGTCGGAATGGCCCTGGCGCGCCACCAAATAGCCGCCGTGCAAAGCGGATACCGCACATCCCACAATTCATCCCTGTGCTTGCGCTTCCACTTCTGGTCATCCACGCAGCAACTCTGCAAGTAAACCCCATCCACATCATCATCCACCTTGGCGCGGATAGCAGCCCACCTTTCCAGAAAGTTTTCCGGTAATACTACATCATCCTCGAACACCATAAACTCGTCCGCTTGGTCATGCTCCGCCAGGTTCCACGCCATGTGATGGCTGAGAACAAGCGCCGTAGCACCCCGCGTCACATAATAATCCGAGTGCATCGGTATCTCAGATTTAATCTGCATCGATTTTCCGTAGATGCCCCAGACCCAAGTGATCGGCACACCTTCGCGCTCGAACTCCTGCCTCACACGCGCCGTGCGTTCGGGCGTCTCTCGCAGCGAAATACAATAATACCTCACACAACCCCCTTCACATTGCGCCGCAATGGCTGGCCCCACTTCAACGAATAACCACCACCACTGACCACCGCCGCCGTGGTGGCGAAGGTAAGACAAAAGGCGTCCGCCTTGTCGGGGCTGCGCCCTAACCGCCGCTTCATCTGCGCCTTCGGCTCAATC